CTGCATCATATGCGTTTGTACCTTTGTATCCTACTGTGATGTAGTCTGCAGTTGCATATGGGTCAATATAGACTTTCATGCGACCGTTCAAAGTACCAGCAAATGTGTTACCTGTGTCATCTACATTTAGAGCAGTGCTCATTGCTGGAGTGTAATCCAACATGCCTGAAGCTGACAATGCAGTTGCTACGTCTGAAGAACAGATAACAATGTTACCTTTTCCTCTACGAGTATCTTTTGCAATTTGGTTTGCTTCACGGTCAAGCTGTACTACCAAGCCTTTGAACTTTTCTGCTGACCAACGACCATCTGCATCTGTTGAAAGATCAAAGATACCAGATTTAGTTGCGTTTGAAGTTGTGAAGCCAGTTTTTGCACGAGAGTTGATTGTACGGATAACCTCACGGTTGATCTCAGCCAAGATCTCTGTTGACAGAATGTTTGCCAATTCTGTCTCAGCGTCCAACCCGTGGATCGCTTTCAAGTCTTGAGCCAACTCAAGTGTGTACTCTGCTTTCAGCGCGCGTGACTTTGCAGTCACAGTTGCTTTTTCAATGGTGAAGCCCATTTCAGCGAATGCAGACTCACCAGTTGTTCCCAACTGTTCTGCGTTTGCTGTTGTCATACCACCACCAAATGTTGGGATAGCACCAGCAGAGTCAACATTGGCCAAGCCACCAAGACCTGAACCATCTGAACCTTGAGTTGCAGATGAGTCACCTGAGAAGCCTGAAATTGCTTCATCAAACAGTGCTTCGTTGCCAGAAGTTGCACCAGCACGAGTTGTGCGATACTTTGACTTCATAGCAAAGATCAAGCCTGTTGGGCCAGACATTGGCTGAACACCACATACGTCATATGCCATCATGTTTGGCATTGCACGGCGTACGAGTGAGATTAGAACTGGGTTCCAATTTGCTGCAACAGTCGTGTTGTTTGCTGCTGCATCTTCTGTAAGCATTGCAGATTGCTCACCTTGCTCACGAAGTGCTTTTTCTGTGTTCTCCAGAACAACAGCAGTAACAGCGCGCTTGTGCGCATCTGCAATTTTGCCTGCTGATTCTTCGTTCAATACTGGAGACCATTTCTCTACGAGACGATCATAAGTTTCCATAATTGGATCTCCTACTTACTTATTTGTTTTGCGTAATGCATTAAGGTACTGCTCCATCATTGGAGATACGACTACTTCATCAGAAGTATCTTCTGTATCATCTACGATGGACTCAGCTGTTTTTGTTTTGCTGAAGTATGATTCTTTCAACGTAGCAACTTTTTGTGCAAATGCTTTTTCGTTTTCAAAATCAACTGACTCAGCTAGTGATGTTAGCTTTTCAACTTGAGTTTCAGCTAGATCTTTAGCTGCTTCACGGATTACCGCTGCACGCTTGTATGATTCTAACTCTTCACCAAGTTCAATTGCTTTAGCAGTTGCTTCGTTAACTTGTGCTTCCAAAGCTTCATTTGCTTCTGCCAATTCATCAACTAGGTCAACTTTGGATTCAGGAACTTCAATGTAAGATTCTACAAACACGTCTTTCAACTTGCCCATAAAGTCTTCTGCAATCTCGGTACGAAGACCTGATTGGATTGCAATTTTATTGTCTTCCATCCATTGCTCAACAACATAGTTGAGGTAGCTGTCTACTTTCTCAACAAGATCTGCTTTCGTTGATTCAACTTCTTCTGCCAATTGCTCAGCATATTCAGCTTCCAAACGATTGATTTCTTCTGAGAGTTTTGACTTAACCGCTGCTTCAAAAATTACCGCTGTTTTAGCTTTGAACTCATCGCTCAATGTAGCTTCAGATTCTACAAGCGCATTAAGGTCGTCACTAAAGTCTCCATTAAATTCTACGTCTTCGGCCTTCATTGCCTTGCCAGCAGGTTTTAATTCAGACGGTTGGCTGTTGCTCTTATCACCCTTGCGAGCAGGGGCTTTTTTAGTCGCATCGGCTGCTTTATCAGCAGCTGCTACAGACTGAGCTTCAGCATTTTTTGGATCGTGAGCTTCTTCGATTTCCTCGTCGAGCTCAACATCTTGATCTTGTACTTGATCAGTCATGCTTGACTCCTTTATAAATTATTTTTCATTAACGAGAGGAAATTTTTAAACTCACGAATCTGAGCCTCATAGAGGCCAGCGCGTGGAGCTTTTTTAATTTCAGTCTCCATTTGTTCAATTACTTGAGGCTCAATAACACCATTATTCCAGACCCACTCAACACCTTCCATTATTCCATTGACAAAAGCTGTTGGTGCAGATGGATCTTGCACGATATCAACCGTGTTAAGAATGAAGTCGTCTTTGACGTACATAGCGCCATTCTTTTCCTCAAGGCTACCCATACCACGAGTTGACACGCCTAGTTGAACACCACCCTCAAGTAATCCCTTAACGACATTACCCATTGGAGTATCCAATATTTGTGCCTTTCCCACTACATCATTACCTTGCCAATTAAGCTCGGTAATCTTGTGAGAAACTTTATCTAAGTTAACAGTAGGTCCTTCTGGGTGATTTAATTCACCAACCGCTCTGTTCTTAGAAACTTGCTCTTTGACATATTTATTCACAGCCTTTTCCATAATAGGCTTTGGATAAATTCTGCCATTTCTATTCTTTGTTTCAGACTGCATGAACACGCCTTCTATGAAATGGTTTTTTGAACCATCTTCCTTAGCTTCAACGATGCACTCAATATTGTTTTCGTTGTATTCTGCTATTAATTTCATGCTCTTGCGTCCCAATATGTTTTACTTATTTCACCATGATCAGCATCACCAGAAGTGCCTATTCTGCGACACCTCGTATACACCTCATGACCCCGATCATTTCTTATTCCACTAGTTTGCTTTAACCACAGAGGTCTCATAGGATGTCCAACACCTGGATCTGGTGGAGCATTATCATACTCATACTGATCATTGTTAGGTATTGCTACAAATGCCATTTCAACCCTTGTATGTTTTTACAAATTCAAGCCCCGCTTTTTTAGCGGACTTTTCATCTTTAAATGAGTCAAGTTTATCTCCGTCAACATATGTCACAAACATATTTTTTTGCTTGTGTACCATAACTTGAATACCCTTGACTTTCGTATCAAATACATGCTGACCGGCAGGCATACCTATATTTTTTTTCTCGCGTAATTCCTTGAACGTCAGCATTAATT